GAATTATACCGATATTGCAGATAATACTGGAAAGGCGATTACTATCGAGAATATGTTTGAGAAAATAAAAGATGAGGCCACGAAAGAATATACTGTAACTGGTCATGGTGATGGCGACGAATCAGATAGAGAATCGGATCATGGTATAGAATTTCCTAAAAAAAAGAAATTATCTTCTAAGAAAATTGTCGAAAACAAACAGACTACTATTATTGATATGTTATTAAATGAAGAATATAGTCGTGAAGAAAAAGTGAATTTCACAAATGATAAATTCTGTAGAACATTTCCTAAGTTAGAAGGTGATAAAGTCACTTTTATTGGATCGACCTTTTTGAAATATGGTGAAAAAGTCCCCTATTTAAATCATTGTTTAGTACTTGGGACATGTGATGCTGTAGAAGGCGCTGAAATCGAAACCGTCGAAGAAGAATCAGATTTACTTACGCAATGGACAGCTCTTATTCAAAGAGAAAATCCCGATATTATTATTGGTTATAATATTTTCGGGTTCGATTATGAATTTATGTTTCGTCGAGCCCAAGAGTTAAGAGTAGAAGAAGACTTTTTCCGACTCTCTCGAATCCAGGGCCAACTTTCAGCAAAGGAAATCAAGGATACTATCACAGGTGATATCACTGGTTATGATATCGAAAATACGAAAATAGCGATTGCATCTGGTGAATATGATTTGCGATATTTCAGTATGATTGGCCGTCTACAAATCGATATGTATGCCTATTTCCGCCGCGATTTCAATCTGTCATCCTATAAACTCGATGATGTCGCGGGCCAGTATATTAGCGACGATATTAAAAAAGTCGAATTTGATGAAGAGCGAGGGACTACACGCCTCTATAGTTCGAATCTGGCGGGTCTAAATAAAGACGATTTTATCCATATCGAAATAATCGGATTTTCATCGGATTATTATAAGGATGGCCAGAAATTCCGTGTTTTAGATATTGAATATGGAGTAGAAGTCGAAGAGATGTATAAAGGGAGTCTAAAACAATCAAAATATAATGTGATAATCATAAGTGGAACACATGATATTTTAGAAGAAGCGGGAGATAAAGCCAAACAAAAGAAATCGATTAAATGGGGAATGGCGAAAGATGATGTCTCACCCCAAGATATTTTCCGACTTTCTAATGGTTCGGCAGCAGATCGTGCAATTGTCGCGAAATACTGTATTCAGGATTGTAATCTTGTCCACCACCTGATGAATAAGATCGATGTGATTACTGGATATGTAGAAATGTCGCGGATTTGTTCGGTACCAGTCAGTTATTTAGTATTCCGTGGTCAAGGTGTTAAGTTGACCAGTTATGTAGCAAAGAAATGCAGAGATAAGAATACTTTGATGCCCGATTTAGAAAAGGGGAAAGGGAATGATGGTTATGAGGGGGCGATTGTCCTTCCTCCGAAATGTTCGATGTATATGGATAATCCAGTTGCCTGTGTAGATTACTCCTCTCTATACCCCAGTTCGATGATATCACAAAACTACTCACATGATAGTAAGGTATGGACAAAAGAATACGATTTAGAAGGGAACCTTATAAAAGAAACAGGTGAAAAAGATCCGAAAACAGGCAGATATATTTATGACGAACTTCCTGGATACGAATATATTCATGTGGAATTCGATTCCTTTAAATGGATACGCCCTGCCGATAAACCCAAGGGTCGTGAAGTAAAAACAAAAGTCGGAAAAATGGTATGTTGTTGGGCACAACTTCCAGATAATCAGAAATCGGTTATGCCTGCTATTTTAGAGGAGCTTCTGAAAGCCCGTTCAGATACGCGAAAACAGGCCAAGGGTGAAAAAGATCCCTTTATGCAGAATATTTTAGATAAAAGGCAATTAGGTTATAAAGTAACGGCGAATTCGCTCTATGGTCAATGTGGTGCAAAAACATCGACATTCTATGATAAGGATGTAGCAGCATCGACGACCGCAACTGGACGAAGTATGATTATCTATGCGAAACGAATTATCGAAGAAGTATATGGAGATAGAGTTTATGAAACAGCTTGTCAAGGTCCAGTACGATGTAAAGCCGAATATGTTTATGGTGACACAGATTCTGTATTCTTCACATTCAATCTGGAAAATCCCGAGACTCAAGAAAAGATCCGTGGCCACCAAGCATTAGAGGCCACAATTGAAATTGCACAAGATGCAGCCGATCTATGTACTAAATATTTGAAACCTCCCATGGCGCTCGCATATGAGAAAACTCTCATGCCCTTTATTCTCCTATCTAAAAAACGTTATGTTGGTACTTTGTACGAAGAAGATCCGAATAAGGGGAAACTGAAATTCATGGGGCTCGTTCTCAAACGCCGCGATAATTGCGATTTGGTGAAAGATGTCTATGGCGGTATCCTAGACTATTTGATGAAGGAGAATTTAAAAGGAGCTATTGATTTCTTAAACAAATCCCTTCAGGATTTAATTGATGGAAAAGTCCCTATGGATAAACTCGCGATTACAAAGGCACTCCGAGGTGATTATAAAAATCCACAACAGATTGCACATCGTGTCTTAGCTGATAGAATGGGCAAGAGGGATCCAGGAAATAAACCAAAACCTGGTGACCGTATTAAATATGTATATATTGTGAATCCAGATAAGAAGGCTCTGCAGGGCGATAAGATTGAGAATACCGATTTTATTATCCAAAATAAAATTCCGATTGATTATACCCATTATATTACGAATCAATTAATGAAACCACTTCAACAGTTATTTGGTCTAGCAGTAGAACAGATATGGGAATTACAGAAGAAATCGCAACTTATTCGGGCGTTTAAAAAGGAGATGATTGTTTTAGAAAAAGAATATGGTGGCGATATGGAGGCCCTTATGAAAAAGAAGGAAAAATATTGTTCGCAAAAAGTAAAGACAATATTATTCGATGGATTTTTACAGAAAATATTTAATGAGCAACATGGGATTCGAAAGATAACGGATTGTTTTGGAATAAAAGCGAAATAAAAATCCGATAAAAAATATATATTATACTATATCTATCCTACTATATCCTATATCCAACTTATAACTATGTAGCTATTTTTTATCTATTTTATATTGTCTAACGAGGAGAACTCTTGGAACGACGGCTGGTCGCCTTATCGTAGGCACGTGAGAATACTTCACCATCTTCTTCTCCATCGCAATTATGTGTTTCTCTAGGTCCATTAATTCCATGGAAACAGCAGGGGCAGTATTTCGTGTTGCAATTAAGACAGCGATATACTCCTTTGATAGCGCTAACCTCTGGAAGTAATGTATGACAGTGAGAGCAAAGGAACTTCGTATCTAGCCATTCTTCGTCTGATTCTTCTTCTTGATTTTCTTCATCTGGATATTGTTCTTCTTCTTCTGGCTCTTCGATATGGTCAGGACAGTATCCACGTTCGTCACAAGCTGACCTGTCGCACATCATACAAAACATAGTATTACAATTCTCGCACCTGCTGTCAGCTGTATAGCTCGGGAATCTGTAACAACATTTTTCGCAAATGGATTCAGATGGTTTTAAATGATCATATTCTTCAAATGAATTCATTTCATACGCCATTTCGTCATAATATTCGTTATCAATAACAAGGGGTTTCACTTCCTCCAGCGTCTTCTCCTGGTTCTCCAGCGTATTATCGGGGTTCATATCCAGGTCACCTAAAGTTTCAAAGTCGATTTCACCTAGATACATATCAAATGCACTTACCGCGGTATTTGGATGTTCAACGCCATCTCCCATAAATCCTCGTCCTCTCTCGTAGGTGTAGTCATGATGAGCACAGTTAGAACAGTATCCTAGGATGATACCGCGCCACATTGCGAATCCCGTCATATCGGGTAATCCTGTAAATTGTGAGGGTCTACCGACACAGTTGGCGCAAGCACGTCCAGTATCTTCCTTCTCGTATAAGATCCACTCGTCTGGGAAATTCAAATGGTATCTGAATCCACGGTAGGTTTTATAATCCTTTCCTTCAGGATATTCGATTTTATCGTATAGGTCATCGATCTCTACGTGATTGCTAGCCATATCTTCATTTATAAAATTGCTCATTTTGGTATGTTTACGTTTAGTGCTTTGGGGGCAAGTTATACTCCTGATAGAAATAAAAAAAAAGAATTCAATTTTATAAATTCAATATTTTTATATTATTATGATTACGAGAATATTTTACACCTTTTTACATTTACTACGAAGTGAAATTTCGACCACAAGGGTCGAAATCTTTGAACTCAATTAGGTAATTATTACTTTGTAACCGATAAATCACCTTTTATATACAATAATTCCGCCGACGTAAACTGTAGGTGGAATTATGATAATAAATCGGCGATTGAAAGGTTAACAGGTGTAAAAAATATTAATTAACTCCCTCCAGACGGTAATTCTACAAATTAATTTTCAAAAATCCATATTATTTCATATTTAATAATGAATGTTAGATATCATAAAATAAATATTTTCTTTATTATGATAAGGATGAAATAACGACAAATTTATCGTTATTTCAAAGGGGTGTCATGTGGAAAGGATTCAAATATTTTATCGCATATTCTTTATATTTGTTATAATCCATTGAGTAACCTATAAAATCTGTCTAATTTGTTACTAGGATATAGGTTTTCGTAAATCATGTTATTTACTATAATTTTATCATAATTTGTCCGATAAATTAGATTTATTCAATCAAAGTCATATTTGATAATTCTTTCAAATATCTTTTGGAACATGTTTCTACTAATAATCCATTTGCAAAAATACCATAATTCATATAATAATCATCATTTTCTAAGGCTAAATGATAAATTGTATAATCCCCACTTTTTTCATACACGGTTGCTCTATTATCAGCAGCTGCTGGAAGTCGGTATTTATTATCTGTTACATAAATTTTTTTATTTATTTCGATCGTTTTATTTTTTTGTTCTTCACTTATAAAATTATCTACTAAAATACAGTGACATCCTGTTATACAGAGAGATTCAAAAATTTCAGGATATTCATTTTGAGAACATTTATATAATTGATCCTTTATTCTTTCTTGTAAAGCAGGATGATATATTTCTCTTTTACCAATCATAACAATCGGTTTATAATCATTTTTTAATGTTTTTATTAGGTCGCCTTTTCTTAGGTTTTGAATTGGAATATATCCTTTATTTGTTAAAATTTGTGTATCTTCTTTGAAACATATTAATGACATATCATAGCCAGCATTTTGTAAATCAGTATTACTGTATCCAGCGCGTTTTAATTGAGAAGCAGTATATCCTGCAGTTTTTAAATCAGAAGCAGTATATCCAGCTGATAATATATGAGAATCACTATATCCAGCTGTTTTTAAATCAGAAATACTATATCCAGCTGTTTTTAAATCAGAAGCAGTGTATCCAGCTGTTTTTAAATCAGAAATACTATATCCAGCTGATAATATATCAGAAATACTATATCCAGCTGTTTTTAAATCATAAGCAGTATATCCAGCAGTTTTTAAATCATAAGCAGTATATCCAGCAGTTTTTAAATCATAAGCAGTATATCCAGTTGATAATATATCAGAATCACTATATCCAGCTGTTTTTAAATCAAAAGCAGTATATCCTGCGATTTTCAATTGAGAAGCAGTATATCCAGCTGATAATATATCAGAATCACTATATCCAGCTGTTTTTAAATCAGAAGCAGTATATCCAGCTGTTTTTAAATTAGAAACAGTATATCCAGCAGTTTTTAAATCAGAAGCAGTATATCCAGCAGTTTTTAAATCAGAAGCAGTATATCCAGCTGATAATATATCAGAATCACTATATCCTATTGTTTTTAAATCAGAAATACTATATCCAGCTGTTTTTAAATCAGAAATACTATATCCAGCTGTTTTTAAATCAGAAATACTATATCCAGCTGTTTTTAAATTAGAAGCAGTATATCCAGCAGTTTTTAAATCAGAAGCAGTGTATCCAGCTGATAATATATCAGAAATACTATATCCAGCTGTTTTTAAATCAGAAGTAGTATATCCAGCTGTTTTTAAATCAGAAGCAGTATATCCTGCAGTTTTCAAATAACTTATACTATATCCCGAATTATTAAATTGTGTTGAAGTATATGTAAAAATATTTACAAATGTAATAGATTTATTTGTTAATTTTGTTGCAATTGTATTATAATCACTAGTTCTAATACCAGGTATTATTCCAAAATCTTCATTACTAATAGTAATATTATTAGAAATATTTGTTAAAAATGAAAAACAACCATTCAACCAGAAACCTGTCTTCTCTATAAAATTAATTATAGATGAAACAGAAGAAAAATTCCAATTTCCAATAGAATAATAGTTAAAATTATTCGCATTGTAAAACATATAATCCATATTACTTACTTTTGATGTATCCCAATTTCCTATATTTCCAAAATTACTAAAGGTCGAATTATAAAAACAATATGCTAACCCAGGGTTAGGAATAGTAGGAACATCAGTAGAAGTGATTTGTCCAGAAAAACCAGCAAATGATGCACTTGATAAATCCACCATATTTACTAATGGAACTCCTGTAAATTGGATTATATTTATAGAAGAAGCATTACCATATGTTACTACAGACGTATTAAACGATAACCCATCGTTAGAGTTATTATTGGTATAGGAAGTCCAAAAGATAGTAACGGTTGTAGTATCCCCAATGACTCTTATATTTGATGATAAATCTGTAAATGACCCACCTGTATTTACTATTGGAAGTTGCGTACTATTATTGAAATCTCCATTTGAAATCGTAAATATAAATGGTTTATAAATAGAAGCTAAATCGATTGTGATTGAAGCAGCATTGGTTACGACTTGGGTTTGCATATCAGTAGAATCTACTACTATAGTTAAGTCCACAGAATTTACATATTGAGTTGTAGCAACTACTGTTTTTGCAATATCGGATATCGTTTGAGTAAAACTACCAGTTGCAGAATCAATACTTTGAGAGATATTAGATGCAATTGTAGAAGAGTTATTAAGCGTATTTTCACTTGGATTCACAATCGAACTATTTACAATAGATGCAATAGTAGTTGGATTTGTAAAATCGATAGTAGAACCAGATGTATTGGAAATAACAGTTACAATAGAAGAAAATACACCGGTATTAGTGATATTGGGGTCTTGTGATTGAAGTACAGTAGTTAATTGTTCTGTTATAGTATTTATTTTTACAGCCGCTTTTAATAAATTTGGATTCTGATTCGTAATAAAATCAGTATTGATATCATT